CAGATACCGAATATTGAGAAGCACTCGATGGAGATGCATTATAACTTAATTGTGTAATACCATTAAAAACTTTAATGTCTGCATTTGTAAAAAATTCAAATGGTACAGAAAAATTTGTTTGACCTGCTGTTGCAGTATATTGAACTCGTGGTTCTGTATCTGAAATAGTAATTGCCATTAATGTAATCCTTTTTGAATATCGTCAAATAACCAATCTAAATACCATACATTTTGAAAAGGTATTAACCTACGCACATTTTTTGCTGTGTGATGGTTATATTGATTTCCACCAACATCATACAAGATGTCAAAAATATTATAAATTTGTCCACCTGTTGGCCCAAAAATTGTTCCTGCTTTCCATCTATTAGAAGAACCAAATGGTTTACTTTCTCCAACAGCAGGGCCAATTCCAATTCTGTTGTCTGTTAAAGTTTCTATTGCTTTATTAATATCTGTATATATTCCTGCTAATCCAGATCTATCAAAAGCATTTAATAATTTAGTAGTTAATGATTGTTTTGAATAATCTCTACCAAATCTAAACTCTGTATATATTTTATCTATAAGCATACCAGATCCCATTAACAATATAGAACCAAATAAAAAATCTAAATCTTTTTCTTGCATACCTCTCATTAACATTCTTTGAGTAGCTGATATTGCAAATTTTTTAAATTGTGCAAATGTAGATCCTAATTCTGTACTCATCCATAATGGAGTATCTCCTAAACCTGGAGTAACAATAGTAATATTTATATCTTTATTTAAAGCTGCACCAAAAGCATCAACTGCTGCGTCATCTTCCCATTTAGCAGTATTAGCCATAAAATTATGTTTAGTTTTTTCACCATGTTTTTCAAACTGTGTTGCTATTCTTCTAGCCATATCTTGATTTATACCAGATGATGATAATGCAGTTTTCCATTTATCTGTTAAAGAACCTTTAGTCCATTTAATAGAATCTTCTATAATTCTAGAACCAATAGTTACAGATGCCATAGATTTAGCCATTTCTGTCCATCTTGACATAAGGTTTACATACATAAAATTAAATGCAGATGCTTTACCAACACCACTTTCTAATTTAGATGCTAAACCAAACATATCTCCTACATCTGCAAATAGCATAGCTCTTTGACCTGTAACCATATCAACAGCTTCACCAAAAGATTGAGCTTCTTTTTTACCCATTTTAAAAATAGTTCCACCATCTAAAAAATTAGAAAACATTTCAAACTGTGTTTTAAATCCTCTTTTAATTCCGGAAGTCATTACTGTTCTAGCTACATCTGGTATTGCTGCTGCAAAACCAGTAAGCATAGTTAATGCATTATAATGTTTAGCTGTTCTCATTGCTACCGAAGACCATGCATGAGGATTAGAAGGTAATCCATAAGTACCTCTAATTAATTCTATAGAAGCTTCAAGATCAGTTAATACTTGATCTCTTTCTTTAATAATTGCTGCTCTTTCTTTAGAGCCTCTTTTAACTCCAGCAAGTTTAAAATTGTATTCATTAGCAACTGTCATAAGTCCAGCATTAAAACCAGACATTTCTCCATCTTCAATAAATTTAATACCTAAACCATTAGGATCTCCATATTTTTCAGTTAAAAGAATATCTGGTATTATTTGTCTTGCATATGTTTTTTGTAAAGCAAAAATATCACTCATTATAAAACCACCATCTAAAAGTTCTTCTTGAGCTATTCTATCTAAATTTAATTCTCTAGCTCTTACAGCTCTAGCATATCTTGGTCTATTAAAAGCATATCTTTCTGTAAGATCTCCTACAGTTTTTTCAAATCTAACAAATGGAAAATGACCAGATAAATCTTTTACTAATTGATTTAATTTTGATTCATTTATTAAAACACCAGCTCTTTTAAAATGTCCTTTAATAATATCTTTAAATCTAGCTGGATTTTTTTCTATAGCATTTTTAACATAGATAATATTGATGTAATCATTAACACCTCTTGTTTTAACATTTTTTAATCTTTGATTAAGTTCATCAATTGTTTTTTCAATTCTAGAAATATTATATGTTTCTGTTACACCATCTACTTTAGAAGTATATGTTTTAGAAGTTTCACCTTTTTTTCTCATAGTTTTTAATTGAGATTCCCAAAATCTAAGTTCAGAAATAATAGGCATTTCTCTAATTTTTAATTGTTGTATTTGTTCAAACAATGGGCCATATACTTTTTTTTGTGTATGTCTTGCAGCATTAGCTACTTCTGGTACAGAATGAGAAAAACCATTTAATCTAGCTCTAGTTACTTCATGACTAAATTGATCTAATGACATTCTATCCATTAAACCTGGTTTAGTATTTTGTGTTAATTTATTATGTAAAGCTAATCCTAAATTAGTACCAGGTACTTTTTCAATACCTTGGATTCTTTTAATATAATTAATATATTCATCTTTAACTAATTTATGAGATTCTATTTCACCTACTCTCATCATTCTCATATCAGTTTCAATTGATTTACCTGTAGATTGAAATCCCCATTCTTTTGTATTTTTAATTTTTAGTAATGGTGTATCTAATAAATCACCAATCATAGTTTTAGCTGTTAAAGATGTTTTTTGTTTTATAACTCTAAATACAGGAGTCCACGGCCCATCTTCACCAAATATATTTAAATTAGATTTTATAAATCCTTCACCTTCCATTTTTTGTTTTGCTGTTTGTCTTATAGGTTTTGACACACCTTCTGCACCAACAGATGAAGGATTTGGATCTGTTCTATTTGGTTTAACAAAAGTACCATCAATAGCAATATCTGTATCTTTTACAGTTTGATTACTAATCCATTTATCATCTAATTCTTTTAAAGTTTTTTGAGTTTTAATAGAAGTTGGAGCAGATAACTTATTTAATAAAAATGGTACAGTATAACCATAAGCAGCAACAGCTCCTAAATAACTATCATCTCTCATAGGATCTATATTTTGTTTAGCTACTTCTTCTGCAACCATTGCAGATCCAGCAATTTTAGCTGCTTGTCCAAATTTAGTAAAAAACAATAATGTAGAAGGATCTAAAACAGCACCCGTCATTCTACCTAAATAATACCAAGGTGATGCATAATTAGTATCTTGATGAGATTGTAATTTTTTAATTAAAGAATTTGTTTCTGCACTACTTTTACTAAAATAAAAATGATGCATAAAATCTTGATAATTTTTTAATTGAGGATCTTGTGATGGATTGTAATTTTCTTCTTCTGGAAAATCAGAATTGTCTAACATTTTTTGTACTGCCATTGCAGTAAGGTTTTCATCTTTAAAACCATCCCAAGCATCAGTTAAACTAAATTGTACAGGTTCTTTTTTTTTAACTTCTAAATCTGAAGGAGTTATTGGTTGAGGAAAAAAAACTGCCATTACAATTTACCTAATTCACCATTATATGAATTAATAGCTTCGTTTATTCCTTTAAATATAACTGAATTAACATATTGATTTTGTTTACCAAATTTTTCTAAATAGTATTCTTTACCCATTTCATGTTGCACAATAAACTTCATTAATTTATGCAATTCATTTGCATTTAATAAATTAACTGTATCATTACGATCAAAATTAGTTTTAGATTCTAAAGCATTTAAATAACTTTCATTATCTTCTGCATACATTTTAAATATTTCATCATAAGTAGGTTCTGATCCATATCTTTTATCTACATTATTAATAGCATTTGTTAATGAAGAATGATTTATTATAGATTTAACTGCAGCTCTAATACTATTTTTAGGATGAGCAAATACTGCAAAAGTTCTACTATCTCTTTTATAATTTAATGGTATTTCACCATCCCATCCTCCAGAAGAAACGGCTGCCCAATTATTTGTTCTATGAGTTAATCTTAATTCTTGATTTTGATAATTGTCTAATGCCCATTGTTTAAAACTTAAACTCATTGCATTTTCTGTCATAACAGTTTTTTCTGGTGGTAATAAAGATTCAGTTACTTTTTCTGCATCAGATAAATCTCTATTTAAATTTATTTTTTTTTGTTGAGATAAATTATTATTAGCAGTTGTAGCTGCCATTTGTAATTCTGTTCTTATTTCTCTAAGATCACCATCAAATCCAAGTGTTTTAGCTATCCAAGCAAAAGGTCTTACTTCTGCAGGTACATCATTTATACCTGGTATATCTGGATAAAATCTATAATCAGATAATTTAATACCATTTCTAATTACTGAATATATAGCTCTTTTTGTCCAATGTTGTTTATCTTCTGGTAATTTATCATACCAACTTGATTTTTTAAATTCTTCGAATATCTGATTTGTAGTATGATTAATTAATTGAGCATTACTTGATGGTACATCTTTATCAACTAAATTAGTCCATGCAGCAGGTTGAAAATTTTTATCTAAACTAATCATATCATCTCCAATATGCATAGTTAATTTATATGCATTTTTACCAGATTTATCTTTATAGTTTTGTCTATCAATAGATATTTTAACAAGTCCATCTTTGTTATCTGCATACTGTCTAAAATATTCTTCAACATTTTCCCATTTGTTAGTACCATATTTAGAAAGTTGTTCATTTTTAGAAAGCAATGTAAAGTCTTCTTTAATAGCTGCATAAACATCATTATTATCTAAATTGCCATATGTTTTCCAATAAGGATTTTTAACTAATTTAGGTTTGCCATTCATTGTATAGGTTTCAATACCCCAACCTTCATCTTCCATTCTTTTCATAACTCTATTAAATGCTTTAGATCTTAAATGACTATTTTCTTTAGACCATATATCTGGATTTTCACCTACAGTCATATGAGCCATTTCTTCATGCCACATACCTTTTAATAAAGACATTGCATTAGGTGGTATTATTTCTTTTGGTTCCCAAGCTAACCAAGTAGTTTGATCTCCAGCAGCAAACAAATTATCGTGTAATGGATCTTTTTTATTTTGAAAAAATTTTAAAAAAGCATTTGGAGATTGAAGTTGAGCATTAAACATATACTCAAAACTTGCATTGTTACCATCAAATTGAGCTGTAATATTTTCTAATTTTTTATCATAGTTTTCATTTTGAAATGATTCTAAAGTAGAACTTGCTCTATTAAAATCACCGTTAGCTATACTTTCAATAACTCCATGATCTAAAGCTTTTTGATATAATGGATTATATTCAACATTTGGAAATAATTCATCATTACTTAAATATTGATAAGTTAATGCTTTTTCCATAAAGTTTTTTAAACTGCCTTCATCTTTAAAAGATCCAGCATCACTAAGTGTTAAATATTTTCTAACTTCATCTGGAAAATAATCTTGACCTGCAAAAACATTTATAGCTGTTCTAAAACTATCAGAAGTTAAATCAGAATATTGTACTTTATTTATTCCATTATTTGCCATTACAGCTTTAGCCCACATCTCTCTATCAGAATCAGATTCAAAATTATATACAACATCTGGATTTGCCATAGTTTTAGATACAATAGATTGTATTCTATTTGCATCAGCAACATATTTAACTAAGTTATTATATTTTGCACTTCCAATATCAACTGGGATTTGAGTTAATATTTCATCCATACTAACATCACCACCTTTAAACATTTCTAATGCTAAAGGCCCACCAGGTTCTTTTAATGCATCTAAATCAATATCTGGTTTTTTTTGTTTTCCATAAATAGCATCTCTATGAAAAGCTTTAAATTTTTTAAGAATATTATTTCCAATTCTTTCTCTATCATCATCATCTTCATATAATCCTCTTACTATTTTATACATAGGATTATTTTTAAAGTCTTCATC